CAGAGTCAAAATAGCTACAATCGTGAGTGGGCAGAACGAAGTGGGTTGATGCGAGGCGTTCAAAGGCACGGTAACCAATGGCGAGTTGACATTGGTAATCAATACCTTGGTCTCTATCCTCGACTCGAACCTGCCCAAGCAATCCGTGATCTCGCCTTGTGGTATAAGGCAGGTCGTTTCGCTAACCTCCCTAAAGGAGAACTCCCATGATTCTTGACGGTTTACTCGCATTCAGTCTCCCCGCAGGCGATGTCCCTACGGCCACCGCCACATCCGGCAACATCATCGATCTTCATCTCGTCGGCATTCCTGTTCTTGCGAACAACCAGGGTGCTCGAGACATGGGCATTGGTGATGATCCAGCGCTCAAGCTGCTGGTTCAAGTTACAGCAGCCTTCGCTGGCGGAACTTCCCTTGCCGTGGCCCTTCAAGGAGCTACGGACAATGGGAGTGGTGCTCCGGCTGCATTCTCAACATGGTGGACCGGCCCGGCAGTCGCTCTAGCCTCGTTGACAGCCGGTGCACGGCTTTATGACATGGATATGCCTCGCCCTCCAGCTGGCATTGCTGTGCCAAGGTTCCTCCAGCTCAACTATGTCATCGTCGGCACGATGTCGGGTGGAGGGACTCTAAAGGCGTACATCGTTCTTGATCGTCACGATCAGATGTATAACGCGACTAACAACGCAGTCCTGGGTGGGTATGTCCCAGGTGTCGTGGTAGCCAACTGATGAGACGATCTACATGGTGGTGGCTGGGGGTTGCGCTCGCAGCTCTCGCCACCGCAGTGGTGGCACAACCAGTCACCCAAAATCAATTATCTGGCAACGAATGCTGGAGTGCTGGCCAGGGTCCAGGCGGTCCATCGCAATTCTTGTGCGTGAATGTGGTTCGCGGTGGAACGGTGAACTTTGCCATGACCATCGCTGGTAGTTTGACCGTTGGCACTGGCACAGGCCCAGTCGGATCAAATGGCGGACAACTGCTGATCACTGCACAACCAGCGGCTGCTACGCTGACTCTTCCACCCAGCCCAGTGGTTGATGGTGCCATAATCAGCTACTGTAACGTCACCGGGAGTCCCTTCTCTACTGCTGCGGTGACATTTGCGGCCAACACCAATCAGACGCTGAGCCCGGCTGTGACCCTTACAACCCAAGCCGCTACTTCCTGTACCAAGGTGCAATGGAACCAGGCGTCTGCAACATGGTACAGAATCCAATGAAACGAGCTCTCGTCGCCTTGCTGGCTCTGCTGTCGCTTGCAGGGCCAGCCTTTTCTCAAGCGGTAGGTCCACCAGCGTTGTTCTGTAACAAGTCGTTTACAGTCAGCGCAGGGGCCACCGCAATAACTCAGGTCGTAGCCGCAGCCTCAGGCTCAGCAGTCCATATCTGTGGCTACGACATCAACGCTGGTGCCGCAGCTGGGACCTTTCAACTCTCTACTGGGACCGGAACCAACTGTGGCACCGGCACCGTCAACATCACACCAGCGTTTTCTCTTGGGATAAACGGAGTCCTAGTCAGCAGGCCCGGAGCTGTTTGGTACTCCAGCCCGAGCGGAAACGCACTGTGCTACACAATCACCGGAACAGGCCCGATCAACGCCGTAGTGCTTTACGGCCAATACTAGGAGGTTCAGATGGCAAGATGGCAAGGCTTAGCTGCGTTTCACATCAACGCCAAACTCTACAAAGCCGGCACTAAATATGCCGACACCGTTGGCAACGCCATAGCTGGAGACATTGTGTACGCTCCTTTCGGCACAGCTGGTGGTATCTCTCCACTGCTCGCTCCGCTTGACGGCGCAGCTACGACACTGCGCAACGCCAGTGTGTTCGCAGCTACCCCACTTCCTTGTACTATAACTGGCGTTAACAGCATAGACGCATAGGTGCAACATGGCTAGGTGGCGACTACTAGAGCCTCACTACCTCAATGTCCCAGGAACTGAATGGGAGTATAAAGAGGCCGATCGTGAAACGGGTCGGCAGGCTAGGAGGGTGTATGAAGTTCCTCTGTATCTTGATCCAAAAGACAGGGCTGACCAAAATGACCGCGAGAATGAGAGTGTTGTCGTTAGTGATAGGTACGATCCTGCTCATCATCGTGATTACGTGTTTGTGGGTGCTCCTACCCCAAATATGGAGCCCATAGACGACGAGGCGCAGGCCATCTCACAAGGCTATATTGATCGGGGCGCTTGGATACACCCGATAGATTCGCTCAACATGACCTACTCCCAGTCTGTGCTGAGTGAATGGGAACAACGGATTGCTACCCTGTTAACACAGAAGGTCGAGATGGTGGCCCCGCCGAATGTTGCGGTTGGCGGCGTTACACAGAAGCAGTTCGACGATCTTCAGGGTATGGTTAAGCAGCTGATGGAGCAGAATGCTTCCCTTAGAGCTGAGGTGCTAGAGAAGCCAAAGTCAAGCTTTAGACGTGTGTGATGCTGGTAGACCTCGACCAAAGCGGCAGTAGCTGGCAGAAAGTTAGGGCTTGGCTAGGTCCTAGCCTTGGCTGGGTCGATAGGATTGTCAAGCCTGAGGTCTATATCTCGACACCAGGAGTGTATAATGTCCAGCCTGGCGACAGCATTTTATTTGTCAACTCTACTGGTGTTAGCATCAATCTTCCTGATGTTCGGGCTTGGGTTAATGAACCAGCTTATCAGCCGGCTACAGGATTTGAACGATCGCTTTGGGTAAAGGACTTTGGCTTTGCTGGGACTAGCAACGTGTTGATAAGTGCATTTACTGGCCAGACGATCGATACTCTTGCATCGACGATATTGTCTGTGAACTTTGGGTTGATGAAGCTGTGGCCACTAAACAATCTCAGTGGTTGGTGGGCGGATATAGGATCAGTTGGTGGTGGTGGTGGAGGTGGAGGCAATATCACAGCCATCAACCCGGGTGGCAACACAGGTCCGGTTGTTTCGTTTACTGCCGGTGCAGGACTCTCGATTAGCCGTCCGAGCGCCAATATCATTCAATACGTTGGCACGCAGTTTAGTCCTACGGCTCAAGGTGACGTTCCGCTAAGCGGCGGTGGTGCAACCAATTTTCTTCGTGCGGATGGCTTGTGGGCAGTTCCGCCCGGAGTTAGTGCTGGCGTTTCTTCACTTAACACATTGTTCGGTGCGCTCGCTATCACTGCCGGTGCTGGCATAGCGGTAACCCCAAGCGGGGCCAACATTCAAGTGGCGGGAACGTTGTTTAGTACCACGGCTTCGGGCGATGTAGCGGCAAGTAGTGGTGGAACAGTAAACTTCCTCCGTGCAGATGGTATGTGGGCAGCCCCGCCTGGTGGTGGTGGAGGGGGAATTGCGACCATCGACGGCATGGCCGGCCCTGCGATCACATTCGCGGCTGGTGCTGGTATAACGATAGCCGATGCTTCTAACACAGTCACGATTACCAATATAGGCTTACCCATGTTTACATCCTCAACAGCGAACCTCACATCGGTACCAGCGTCGACAACATCATCGACTGTTTTAGCTGCGAACGGTGCCCGCAAAGGTCTTATACTACAGAACACCGACAGTAATCCTGCTTACGTTAAGTTTGGCGCCACGGCTTCAACTAGCAGCTTTACTGTAAGGGTTCCCGGCAATAGTAATTGGGAAATGACTGACACTTGCGTTTGGACCGGACGCATTGATGCGGTCTGGTCCGCTACTAGTAGTGGTGCAATGGCGGTTACGGAGATGGTCTGATGCCAGGCGAACAAGAATTCGATACAGGTACTGGTACTGGTGGCACCGCAACGATGCGGATACTTGGCGATTCTTCGCAGGTGGCGACGCTAGGCCTAAAAACGCAGAGCAGCTCGGTACCGGTTGTCCAATGCAACTACGTGTATCAGTACATTGCAGCGGGCACAAGCTCAAACGTCGGGGGTTACCATCTAGGTGATTACCTTGCTGGGATCGTGATAATTCCAGCTTCTCTCACCTGTGGTGGCATATCCGTAGTCGATGGGGGATTGACACCGAGAACGATTTACCAAGGCGGTGCCATCGCTTCGCTTAGCAATCTTTCGTCGTATACGTTGGCATTAGGGTTCGTCAGCTCAAACGGCGGATGGTCTATAACATGCGGCAGTAACGTTGCTGCCATAGTAATAGGAATATTCTGATGCCAGTAATCCCGTCTCCTGGTCCGTTTGGGTCAGTTATAACGCCAGCAACATCAGGCGTAGCCCCTAGCTATGTGGGCATCGGTGACCTTGCTGCGACTCTTGGACTAACTGGGCTTAATTGGTGGGGCTTTCGTGCTTATAGCCTGGCCAAGATTGGCACCAGCTGCATAGATGTGAGGTATAACGATGGAGCAACCGCAACAATAGTAACCGTTGCAGGTGGTGCCCTTGATGTTGCGACCCTTAACGCTGGAGTCATAGCACATCCTGGCCCGGTGGTAGTTAGTCAAATCTACGATCAGGTTGGCTCTAATAATTTAGTCATTGGTAGCTATTCTTTGAATACCGTTCTTACAATAGCAGACTCTACCTTGAATAACTTGCCGAGCATTGCGTGTATCTCCGCAGCCAATAATGGGTTCGAAACTAGTGCAGTCATTACATCACATGCGCTCCCTGTAACTATGGCGCTGGTTGCGAAGCATACTGCGGCGACTTCGGACCAGAATATTTTCTGGGCTTCTAACGGTGCATCAAGTAGTTTGGCCTTTTACTTTTCAAATACCAATCAAGGAACCTTTTACGACGGGGTAAACTCGATAATTATAACCGCAACCGATAGTACTTGGAACTCGCATGTTGGTACGATACCAACGAGCGGTAGCGAAATTTATGCTGTGAACGGTACTCAATCTACAGGAATAAGTACCGGCGCAATCCCATATGGCGGTGGGATAGCCGCGATAGGGCAGTTTACCTATCACAAGGTCGATGGATCATGGGCCGAGATGGGCGCTTTCGCGGGAGTGTTGACCGCTGGACAAATCACTCAGATGTACAACAATATACACAACTACTATAATGCTGGGTTCTAACCATGTCGACTGAAGATTTCAGGGTTTACAAGTTTACCGCCACCGGCGCACCTGATCCGGCTGGTCGGCGGAATACCCCAGATAGGCTCGCCGACGTTTTCAATGTTAAGGATTGGGGTGCGGGTGGACAGGGCAGCACCAATGACGGTCCACCCATTCAAGCAGCTATTTCATCAGCGCAAGCAGCAGGTGGCGGAATAATATTCTTCCCACCTGGGCTTTACACTGTTACTGGATCGGCTATAACGTGCGGATCGTCAACGCAGGCGACAAGGGTGGATTTCGTTGGTTCCGGTTTTGGAGCGACCCTTATTCATGCGAGTTTCTCAAAAGGTGGCGCCACCTACGACAATATTGGGCGCATAGAGGGCCTAAGTCATTATGGCATTACTCTTTCTGGAACACAGCAGCAGGTTATAAGTTGCATTGGGGTAGTCGATGCTTCGTTGGCAACAGCTGCATTTATGCAAAACTGTAACGGTTACGGAGTAGGCGCTTTCAACCCAGCAAATGTTGTTCCTCCCGGTGTCGCACCAGGGTCATTCGGCATGGCACTCGGCAATGCTTGCGTGGCGGTAGATTGCCGTTATCAGAATTGTGACATTACCTATGCGCTTAGCGGGAACGGTCCTGCGATTTTCAACTGTTCTGGCGAGACTAATAGGTGTTTTTGCAGAGTCGGCTGGTCTCCAAACGCTGGTGGTGTTGGAGTAGCTGGAGCGCTGACTGCCTACGGCTTCACAATCTTGACACCAGAGGTCGAACGAACTAACTCCGTGTTCGAGCTTTATGATTGTCGTGGTGGTGTCCTTGCTGGCAGCACTACTCAAGGACAAATCGCAGCCTATGCAGACCCGCAGCCAGGCATCTCGAACATAACTTGGTCTGCTGGCACGGCTACTGTGACAACTGTTACACATAATATCTCAAGCGGGGTGCTGCCGCTGCCTTTGCAACTCTTTGCGGATACTGGCTGTCCCTTCATCCCATCGTATGCTAAACCGGCTCCCGGTCCATATTTCATAATTGTGACGGCCATTCCGAGTTCGACTACGTTTCAGTATTCACTGCCAGGTTCCAATCCAGGACTTTACAATAACGTTGTTGCTTTTACCGGATCGATTTCAGGGTTTACATTGAATGTATCTGCGGTTAGCAGCGGCGCATTGGCAGTTGGTTTAACTATTACAGGCGCAGGTGTTACAGCGGGCACTGTCATTACTGGGCTTGGCACTGGGGCTGGCGGAATAGGCTCTTACAACATCAATAAAAACCAGACTGTCGGCAGCGAAGCAATGAGCGGTAGTTATGTGGCTGAATGGTCTTATGCGCAATTATATGCACTTCGAGTCCGGCACGCTCATGACGTTCTAATCAATAGTCATTCATTTGCCCAGAACAGTGCCTGGGCCACGGTCGATTTAGATTGGAACGCGGCCACCTTCACTGGGTCGATCTCGCCTACGCCCCCAACATTGACTGTATCTGCGGTTGCCGCTGGTGCTCTAGCGGTTGGCCAAAGTATTACAGGAGCAAGTGTTGCAGCAGCCACCGTGATTACGGCACTTGGCACAGGAACCGGAGGAACTGGTACTTACACTGTCAATAACTCGCAGACTGTAGGCAGTGAGACAATGAATGCAGCTGAGGCGCAGCACGGCAATAACGTGTTGATGAACACCTCAGTACCTGATGGCCTCATTCTGCCGACTGATACGCGTAATCTACCTGGCTGGAAATTTGTCAACTTGAATGGCTTGGTCAATGCTCTGCAAGGCGTTGCTGGGTTTACCAAGAACACGGTTAACCAAGGTGGTGGAGCGATGAATTTCGCTGATCTACCTGGGCAGTACACGAACCCGACCTACGTCGACAGCTTGGGCTTTACCCGTTCTACATTCCAAGCAGGTCCGTTCGAGGCACAGGAATATGACATTAAAGACGGAAGTAAGTTTGGATTCGCACCACCAACTGCGGCAGCTTGGGGCGATCAAGTAATTGGTGGGGGCAATGGTCACTATAAGGTCCGCTACAATGGGACTAACTGGATACGCATTGGATGACAAGTTTTCCATCCTACGCCTTTGCTGCTACTGACCCTCAGGGTCTTGGGAGGACTGTTGATCGCACCTTGCCTGATCGATACAACGATAACATTAATGTTAAGGACTGGGGTGCAAAAGGAGATGGAGTAACAAACGACGCGGCTGCAATTCAAGCTGCAATCGACTATGCATGGCTCAACATCCCGATTGTTGGTGGGTTTGTTCACGGAGCCAATATCTTTTTTCCGGCTGGAACTTATAATATTGCCAGCACGCCGATTCGAATCTCGCAGCCAACAGGTGTCGTAACAGCAAACCTTGGCATCAATATAATTGGTGCTGGTCGAGATGTAACGATTATTAAAGGAAATTACTCGACTGGACAGGTGCCTCAGAACGCTCCTGGGTTTCTGATGTATGGAACTTTTATTTCCGGTGCTCTTGAGTTACCACAAGTTTTCAGAGGGATGACAGTTTGGAACACAAGCACTGTGGCGTATTCTGGTGCGCTGTTTTACTTGCAGGGGCAGGCCCTTACGATAATTGATTGCCGATTTGTTGGTGTTCTTGCTTGCGTTTACTGCGGCAGTGGATCGTTTGGTGGTTCGATCAAGAATTGCATTGCTGAATGCTCTGGGCCCAGTGGAACGAAAGGTGAGGCCGCAATAGCACCTGCTAACAGCACCACGCCAGGGCCGCTCGCAGGGTCGTGTGGATTTTGGGTCGGACAGCAGTATGTTGTGAACTGCCAAGCGGTAGGTTTTGATATCGGCTTCGCACCGTGCGGCGATACCAACGCCACTGGGAACACCACCTTTATGATTGGTAACAGAGCCACTCGCTGTAATTGGGGATATTCACCGGGATATGTGGCCGCAAGTGGTAATCAGTCGTGTCAAGGCTTAGGGATGTTTTCGAACCAAGCCGACCGCTGTCTTCAAGGTATTCGGGCTTATCAGATGTACGAAAGCATAGTTGCAGCCAATTTCATCTATGGCAACTATGGACCGGCTACACCAGTAACAATTTTTGCGTTAAACTGGACAGCAGGTGGTGGCGGCACTGTGACTATATCATCCGTTGGGCATAATATTGGCTCAGCTCAATATATAACTATTACCGACAGCAATGGGGCTAACAGCAAATTTGCTTCTGTTACTATAGTTGATGCAAATCATTTTTCCTACGCTGGCCCAAGCTCAGATACAACCACTTATGCCGGTGGAACGTGGAACTATCCATGCCAGCAGGGTATAGGCAATGGAGCCATAACTAACTGCACGTATGCTGCGAACGTTTTCAACAGTCTGACTATCCAGGGCAGCTTTGGGTTCTGCTTGATGCCTGGGTTTATAGCTCGCGGCTTCATTAGTGCCTTGGTAATGTCTATGAGTGCGCCTGGTAACTGGTTTATCACAAACGACGATACCCAGAGTTTTGGAAACATCGCGATTATGCAATGTCCAGAACTGACCCCATTTGTTAAATACTCCGGACTCAACAAAGATCCGTACTTGAATCGAATCTATGAAGTCGGCTACGAAAACACGATCATCGACGGTGTTCCAAGCTCGGCTGCGTTCGGTGCGACTATTACCGGTGGTGGAGCTGGTCGCTACAAGGTCAGGTTTGACGGCACCAACTGGACAAGGGTCGCATGATACAGCTCACAGACCAAGGCGGCGGCTTGTTAACTAGCGACGAACCTGGGTCTGTGGGGTTTGTCTTGATAGACGTTGGAAGTGGCGGTGGTGGTGGTGGAGGTGGTGCCAGCGTTTGGATTTTGGGCTTTCAAATGGTTATGCACGCAGTAATTCTACTAGCGTTTATGGTGATACCGCTATGACAGTCACCGCTGCACTTAATAAGATTATCTACTCAGCTGATGGTTCGACGACGGCTTGGAGCTTCCCGTTCCCAGGAGTATCTACAACTAGCATACAGGTTTTTATCACTGACTCTTCTGGCAATATTACTCAACTGGCCACAACTGCTTATACAGTTATTCTAAACCCACCAATCAGTCCTAACCCAACTGGCATAGGCGGCACTGTTAACTATCCACTGACCGGACCACCGCTAGCGATTGGTAATCAGCTTACTATCATCAGGGAGTTGTCTGTATCTCAATCAGTGTCACTCTCTAACCAGTCGATTGTGTATCCGCCAGTGGTAGAGGCTGAATTCGATTATCTGACTATGCTGGATCAGCAAGACCTAGAAATCATAAGTCGAACGCTCACAGTTGGGATTAGTGATCCGCCTCCGCTTTCGCTACCGCCAGTGGCTCAACGCAGGAACCAAAACGCCTTCTTTGACACTAACGGAAATCTAGTCCCTGGGCTTGCTCCTGGCGGTTCAGTGTTTGTCTCTCCAGCAATGCAGCCAGTGGTTGGTGCCAGTACGCTGCCGCTTGCCAGGACAGCAATGGGCTTGGGCTCAATTGCTACCGAGAACATAGGGTCGGGTTTGCAGGATGATGGTGCGGGGAACCTTCGAACCAACGTCCCGCTCCGCACAGTGACGACCAATCAAACTCCAACGGCTGCACTGCACGGCTCGACAGATATTGTTAAGGCAAATGTCAGTTATACTCTGGGCGCAGCTGCTACATATTTCAACGGTTTTGGGTTCTATGTAGATGCCTTTAGTGGCATTGCAACGCTAATCCCACATGCGGGTGAGACGATCGGAACGTTGAGCGCTGGAGTTAATTGGGCAATTCCAGTTGGCTCTTACGTCTTTGTCCAGACAGATGGTGTTAGTGCATGGTATCTTCGATACTTTAAAGCTCCACCACCGACGTTTGCTACTTTGAGTGGTTCCGGAACATATGTAATCAAGCCTGGATGCACCTACGTCAGGGGTAGAATGGTTGCCGCTGGCGGAACTGGAGCACCCAATTCGACATCCGGTGGAGTAGCTGGGGTTACCGGTGGCAATACGGCATTCGGTGGCTGGGGTGCTGTTGGCGGTGGTGGTGCTTCTGCGCCCGGAGCAGGGGGTATTGCTGGTGGTGCACCAGGTAGTGGTGGTACCGGCGGGGCGAATGGCACTGGAACATTGGTAGCTAGATTCCCTGGCGGTCCTGGGGAGTACGGTGGAAGCACACCAACGGTCGGAACCGGAACATACACTCGTGCTGGTGCTGGTGGCGGTAGCTTCTTCGGAGGCGGTGCTGCTGGTGGAGCCTACGCTTCTTTGGCCAGCCCAGCTGGTCCTTATGGCTCTGGCGGTGCAGGTGGCCCGAATGGTGCTGCCGACGCTGGCTGTGGCGGTGGGGGTGGCGCCGGTGAGTATGCCGAGTTTATCATGCCAACTCTCGGAGTCACCAGCATCGCTTGGTTCACTGGGGCTGCTGGAGTTGGAAACGGTATCATATTCATAGAAGATCGCTACGACGGAGGCCCATAATGCCCAGCACAAGTCCAAAGCAGAAAATCGCCATGCGGATCGCTGCTGCGGGTAAGAGCAACATCGGTATACCACCAAGTGTCGGCAAGAAGTTTGTTGCAGCCGACAAGAGAGTTGGCATGTTGAAGAAGAAGAAAGCCAATGGTTAACCCACCCTTCAATCCGCTGGACTTGGGATCGCTCTATCAAGTCGATCCCAACGATCCAGAGCCTATAACTGATCTGATCCCACCGAAGATTCTGCTGTTGGCATGGCATCTCCATAACATGATCTACATCAGGTTCTTCTACGAGCAGATTGGAATGCAGCCGCCAGAGTGGACTAAAGGTGAGATGCATCGGTCACAAGTGCAACTGCTACGCCAGCTTGACATTGAGTCAGGCCAAGGTGGTAGATTTAGAAAGGAGATAAAAGATGCGACAAGGCAGAGCAGACAAGAGCGGAAGGGAGAGCTGGAAAGTGGAACCCAAGTCCCGCAGAGTGGACATAGAAGACGTTTCTAATCTCGGGCTTTCAAGGGCCTGGCACAAGGATGAAGACGTTGTCGAAGAGTCGGGCTTCAACCCAACTCATACGAGTAGGCCGGCGCTGGGTCCGGGTGGAGGTCGTACTATACACCCACACGGTTCGCAGGGTAAGCACAAATAGGAGGCTGGAATGCCATACGAAGAGACTGAAGCAGTAAAACCGGAGTACGACACCGAGCCGAACTTTGATGTCGAGAAGGTCCATGATCTTCTCGCCATAACAGACTTGGCAAAAGATTATCCGAACCTCAAGCCCATCTTCGACGAGGCTCTCAGAACCCTTGTGGCGATGGCTGCTGAACTCTTGCAGAAGCTTGAGGATGAAAAGAAGGAGGCTGCGTGATGGCTAGAGACATTCTAGGCGAGTTCGGGAAGGACATTCCGCATCCCCAAGCACCAAGAGCCACTAGTGGCGGTGTCACCGATGCCAAGCCAATCCATAACTATCATGCGCCTCAAGGTCCTACGAATATTGGCGACCCTCATAGTCCTGGTCTCCACGGTGATAGTCATGGTATGGCCAGATGTCCTACTGCTAGTAGCGGTGGAGGTGGTCATCCTGGCATCAGCCATACCGTTCATAAAAGTGGGTCGCAACGGTGACATCTGAAGTCGATATAGCGAATCGGGCGCTGTCTGAGATAGGCACACGGTCGCAGATAGCCTCGCTCGATGAAGGCTCCAACGAGAGCATCCAGTGTAAGCTCTTGTTGGAGCCTCTTCGAGATGAAATGCTGCGGATGGCTCCTTGGGACTGTTGCAGAAACTTCGTAAACTTGAGTCTGATCTGCGCAGCCCCAGGAACGCCAGAGAATCCATCTGCTGGCTCAGCGACCTGGCAGAAAGGTATCCCTCCCCCACCATGGAGCTACGAATATGCGTACCCGTCAGATTGCATTCGGGCGATTTACGTTGTACCTCAGTTCACCACCGGCTTTGCCAGTGGCGTACCTATTACTACCGCAGTTACCGGAGGAGCCCCTGCTTTTTGGAATGGCCCTCCGGTACGGTTCCAAATTGCTATTGATCAGATTGATCCGACGACTGGCAAGCCCTCAGTCAGCGGATTCGACCAGCGAGTCATCCTCACAAACCAAGAGCAAGCCATCCTCTGTTACAACCGCAGGGTGACAAACCCAGATGTTTGGGATGAGAACTTCCGGCATGCGCTAACAGCCGGCCTAGCCGCAAGGCTGGCTATAGCCCTCACCGGTGATAAGGGCCTAGCCCAGCTTCGGCTGGAAGAAGCTAATCGCTACATCGTCATAGCTCGCCAACTAGATGGAAATGAGGGGTTGACGATCAACGACGTGACACCGGATTGGATCAGAACGCGAGGTATCAGTTATCAAGCATGGGAGTTCTCGCCGAACATCATGTTCGACTGGGGTCCGCAGCTGACTATGTACTACTGAGATGTCTGAAAATGTTATCCAAGCCTCGTTTGCTAGTGGCGAGCTCTCCCCGAGTTTATTTGCCAGGGTGGACATTGCTAAATATCATTCCGGCGCTGCTCGTATGCGGAATATGTTTGTTGATTATCGCAGCGGTGCGAGCACTCGACCAGGGACAGAGTTTGTCCGACCGACGAAGCAGGGTCAGGGACCCGTTCGACTCATAAGATTTCAACAGTCTACATCGGTTACGTACGCCTTAGAGTTTGGGAATAACTACCTAAGATTTGTGACACAGGACGGTTCTGTTGTAGAAGTCGCAGCTCCTGTAACTAGCGTAGCTCAAGGGTCAGGTGGCACCACCACCATCGTCACAGCACCTGGTCATGGCTACGCTAATGGCGACTTAGTATTTACCTCCGGCGTTGGCGGGATGCAGCAGATCAACGACCGATACTTCATTGTTCAAGGTGTTACTGGTAGCACGTTTGAAATAACCGATCCGTTCACTGGAAATCACGTTGATTCTACGGGCTGGCTTCCGCTTACTTCTCCTGGGCAGGTCCAGCGGGTCTACACAATAAGCACTCCATATGCCGCCAGTGAGCTAGCACTGCTGAAGTTTTCGCAGAAAGCTAGCAAAATGAATCTGACTCACCCTAACCACCCGCCGTATGTGTTGACGTTGATTTCAGCCACTAATTGGACCCTGACACCAGCCAGTATTGGTGCTACAATCGGCCCTCCGGCCGGACTCAGTCTTTCGGCATCGGCTACAGGGCCGGCTAACGTTACTTATGTTGTAACGGCTATAGATGATAACAATCAGGAATCTACTTACAATTTCGTAGTTGGTACTGGCGTTTTAGATTTGAGGACTACATCCGGAACTATAAATATTAACTGGACCTCTGTTGCTGGTGCTTCTTCCTACAATGTATATAGAACTAGTTTCTCGTACGTTAGTGTTCCAACTGGTCAGTATGGGTTTATCGGTACAACAACTGCCACCAGCTTTGCCGATTCCAATATTGGTCCTGACTTCACATCCTCTCCGCCGCTTCATGAAAACCCGTTTACTGGCGTCGATGCTAACCCACAAGTTTCCGCCTATTTCCAGCAAAGGCTTGTCCTCGCTAACGGCGGTGGGAATGACGTGGATCGGTTTTGGATGGGCAAGGCGGCGGCGGATTATAACTTCGACGACTCCAACCCAAGCCAAGCCGATGATGCCATCGACGCTAGGCTAGTCAGCCTGGAGGTTAATGAGATCAAAAGCATGATCCCGATGCCCTCAGGGTTGATAATGTTGACTACGAAGGGCGCATGGCAAGTTTCTGGCGGCGCTGGAGGCGTGGCTACACAGGGTGGACCTGTGACGCCATCAACACTGACAGCTACCCCACAAGCGTATATAGGAGCCAATGATGTACCCCCAATACTTATCAACTACGACATCTTGTTTGTGCAGCAAAAGGGATCAATCATTCGGGACCTCAGTTATAACATCTACGCCAATATTTACACCGGCAATGACATTTCGATTTTGTCCAGTCATTTATTCTACGGTCACCAGATACTCGAATGGGCTTACGCAGAAGAGCCATTCAAGATTGTGTGGTGCGTCAGAGAAGACGGAACTCTGCTTTCCCTGACGATCCTTAAGGAACAAGATATGTACGGCTGGGCTCGTCACGACACGCTCGGCAACTTCCAGTCTGTCTGTAGCGTAACTGAAGGTATGGTTGACGCTACTTACTTCGTGGTTCAGCGGCCTCTGCCTGATGGCACGTCCTTTGTTCAGCAGATTGAGAGGTTAGCGGATAGGACGTTTCAGTTCGGTGCTGAGGATGCCTGGAGTGTCGATGCTGCTGTTAGGACCAGCGCTAATGAGCCAGCCTCTGCTGTTACGATAGTCTTAAGCGGCAGTAACGCCGTTGGACAATCTGTTACTCTGCAAGCCAGCGCTGCTGTGTTTACCAGCGGAATGGTTGGGTGGGTAGCTAGGGTCGGCGGGGGGATAGTTATTATAACTCAGTTCATTAACACCCAAACGTTGATCGGCACTATTCAGTTGGCTCTGACCGGACTGCTGCCCGATGATCCGCTGAACCGTCCCAACATTGCTCAGGCAGGAACTTGGTCTATCGATCAACCTATAACCAAGGTCTTCGGCCTAGATCATCTTGAAGGTCAGCAGGTTTCTGTCTTAGCTGATGGCGGGGTTGTTAACGGGCTTACTGTAAATCAAGGCTCGATCACCCTTCCAGCACCAGCGAGCAAGGTTATAGCGGGTCTAGGTTTTCAAGCCCAGCTTCAGACAATGCCGCTTGATATTGGCAATGAGCAAAACACCATTCAAGGCAAGCGCAAGAAAGTAGGGGCACTTACCGCTAGGGTTAAAGACAGCCGTGGACTCAAAACCGGTCGTACGTTCTCGACTGTGGTCCCAATTAAGGAGCTTAATCGAGTAACCACGCTGGGCCAGAGCACGCCACTTATCACCGGCGACGAGCGCATAATCATGGACCCACTGTGGGACGTACCAGGCCAGATTTGCTTCCAGGTTGACGACCCGCTACCTGTGACGATCTTAGGTGTTATACCAGAGATCGCGGTTGGAGATACGCCGAAGTGACGGAGATTGAGAAAGTAAGCCCGCTCAGAGCTAAAGAGCTTGTCAGGACTTTGCGCCTGAACGAGACTGAGGCTAAGGCCTTTGATTATTGCTTCGTGATGAGCACAGTGATATGGGCAGGTCTGATCGATGGGAAGCTCGCAGCAATGTGGGGCTTGATTCCACCAACACTTATGTCCAATCAAGCCTATCTCTGGCTCTACACCACCAATGTCATGAAGGAGCATCAATTTATCTTGGTTAGGCACTCTCAGCTGGTAATGGAAGAGATATTGAAAGAGTATCCCTCAGTATGCGGCCACGCCACAATCGGAGATTATAAAGCTATCAGGTGGTTAAAGTGGCTAGGAGCTAAGTTCAGCGAGCCTTATGGGCATGATGTAATGTTTAGGATAAAGAGAAATGGGTGATCCACTCTCGATGGTAACTAGCGGGATGAAGGCTGTCAGCGGCCTTGTCGGTATTGGCTCTACTGTTATGGGAGGCCAGCTGCAAGCGCAGGCTGCTGGGATCAAAGCCCAGGCCGACATAAATAATATCCAAGGCCAGATGCTGACCACGATTGGTAGGGCGTATCAATTCGATGTTGAGAGTCAGGAGTTCAAATACAAATCTGATGTCGAAACGTATCAAGCTGCGGTATCCCTGATCAACCAGAAGATCGCCTTGCAGAACGCAAACTATGAAGTAGATAAAGGCGATGTCGAAGCTGAACAAGCTGGGATGCAATCGCGATATGAGCTTGGTCAGGCTAAGGCTGCGCAAGCCGCCTCAGGCATCGACATAGGCTCTGGCTCGAGCACTGCTGTCAGAGAAAGTATGATCGAGGTCGGCAATTATAACCAAGCTCTGATCCGGGCTAACGCCTCCAAGATTGCTTACGGTTATGATATTCAGGCCACTCAAGCCGAAGCCGAAGCTGCTGTCCACACAATGACCGCCAGCCTCGACACAGCGCAAGCCGCGAACGCATCAACCGCCGCTGGCATCACCAGAGAGGCCCTTCCTTTAGAGCAACGGGCTATGGGCCTAGCTGCTCAAGCCGGGCAGATCGGTGTCGAAAGCTCAATGGTCAACATGGCCGGCTCAGTGGCGAGCAAGTGGATGCAGGCTGATTTTCTGGGAATGCTTAAACCCTCTAGCGCAAGTAGCGGAAGCGGAACTTCGATAAGCTAATGCCAGTCGATTATAAACCAGTTCCTGGTGTCAGACCTACGGAGCGGCCGACTCCGGAGATGAGCATTACTTTTCCCCATGTTAATTTTACAGGGGCGATAGGCTCTGCGCTAGGAGAGCTTGGTAAGGGACGAGAGGTCCTTGGTGGTGCTACCAGAGAGGTCGGCGCAGCGCTAGCAAGCTTAGGTGGTAGCTTCGACAAAGCAGGAGATGAAATCTTTAATCGAGCCGCTGCCATTAAGCATGTTGAAAATCAAACGGCAGCGGTAGAAGCCGATACCAAGTGGATGATGACTGCCGGTCAGGCAACAGCTGATTTTCATTCCAAGACCGGCAACGCCGCTTCACAAGGCCTGGAGGCTTTTGGGAAGGGCCTAGAAAATCAGAGACAGCAGATCAGGAACACCCTACCTAACGATGATGCTCGCCATGCGTTTGATGAGAAATCCCTATATACACTTGGTCGTACAGTCTTCAACGCTTCAATCCATGCCAATGGCCAGAGCAAGGCTGCTGCTATTGGTGCGTGGGAGGCTAATTTCAAGATGGAAGAGTCAACCCTTGCTAACCAATTTACTACAGGGAAGATAAGTGAGGAGGAATTTAATCAGAAGCGGCAGCAGATGAGGGAGAACTACACAGCGAATTCTGCTAAGCTCCTGGGTGAGAAAGGCCCTCAATTAGAGTTTGCACTGAAGCAGAGGGATTCTAAACTGACTTCAGCCTGGCTCACTGGCATGGGTAAAACCGATCCGACTTCAGCGCTAAATAAGCTTGATGAATTTGTAGCCAAAGATCAGATAATGGCTGCTGATGCGATGAAGCTCCGCAGTGACCTAGAGGGTAGTCAGGTAATGGTCTCTACACGGGTCGAGTCTGATAGGGCAATAAACACTGTAAGGAAGAGCATGCAAGATGACCCTAACGCAGCAGTGCCAACCATGGACGAAGTGAGGGCCAAAGCATTTGATAGCCTTCCAGACAATATTAAGAATGATCCTGTTCGAGGCCCCTTAGCCTTAGAGATCACCAGTCGCAGGGTTGCTTCTGACTATATGGACCTCATGAAGGGTAAGGTTCAGGCCCAGCAGAACACAGTTCAATACCTGAGTGGTCTATTACACCCTAAAGACGGCCCCCCGATTACGAAAGAGGAGCAAATGTACGCCGCTAAACCCGATGCTGAAGCTATGTATAATAGCCTACCCAACGAAGGGCCGTGGAGTAAGAAAACAGTTAGAGGTATAATGCTAGACAATCTTAGGGGTGCCAACCGTCATGATCCTCTAGAGAGTGGTCAGATGGTCTCTGACTTCAAGGGCCAAGCCGACCGTGGCGGTGAGTCCGCAATGGCGTTGCTAGGCGTAAATCCTTGGGACCCTAAACTTCCGCTGAATGTCAACGATAGGCGTAGGCTTGAAGGCATAAGAAACAGTATCAAAGATAATCCAGCTGGTAACAATGAAGTTCAGAAGGTATTCAACACGCTGAAGCAAAACTTCAGACAAGAAATGACCGACCTTCACATTATAGGCAGGACTATTCATGATGATACGGTCAACAGAACGTATGGCGCTATAGGAGCAGCCTACGAAGATTTCGTAACTACTCATAAGGGCCTAAAGCCTACCGAGAAAGACATCGTTGAGATGGGTAAGGAGATTCTTCGCCACTCTGCTGGGTCCATGCTTCCGGGATGGCTTGGTGGTACTCCAGCTGAGCCAGCTATGGTCGAGCGGGAGCCACCAGCAGATTGGGTTAAGGGGTATGTGGATAAGAAGACGCAAGAGGACGGAGTGGCTCCAACCAGTGATCAAATCTACCATGATTATCAACTAGGATTGTGGGACCTAATTCATCAGGGCCGCACACGCACATCGCCAGTGCCTCAAGCTAGGCCAGAGCCAGTCGCCGGGCCAGCACAGGGAACGCAAGGACTTCCAACCGTTCCAACGAGTAGATAATGCCAGAAGAACCGGACATCGGCAGAGTGCTTCAGCTATCTAGAGCCAGGTCTAATAGGGCCTACAACACTGCTGTTGATGCGCTCGACTCTGACCCCGATGAAGCCGCTCGTGCGGATAGCCTTGGTAGGGCCACGGGCGTTCCTTCTAGCCTGATCAATATGGATCAGGAGAGCTTTGAGCGTCAGCACAAAGCTGGCATTGTTGGCAACGTCCTTCGCACTAATCGAGAGCTTCAGGGTCTGCTGGAAGAGGACCCAATATTTGCTAAGGTTGGAGCCGACGACTGGGCTCAGACCGCTAGGGTTGCTGAAGCTGCTAAGAAGCATATTCTACAAGGTTTTCCGGACATTGGTTTTGGCAGTCATGGCCCTATGGATAGAACCGAGTTTGCTGCGGCTAAGAGTTTTATGGATACATACTCTAAAGACATGGAGCAAAGCTACGGTCCGCTGCAAGAGGAATATGAAAAGGCAACTCCGTACGTCCGCCCATTCCTTTATTACATGAGGCGAGGAGTTGATGTAGGAGCAGCAGCGCTCCACGGTGCAAGCCAATTCGTACACGAAGGCGTAGCCCAGGCTGGTAGAGAGGCTGGGCTGTCAGAGGAATACGCTCAGTGGTTCGCTAAAGGAGCGGCAGAAATCACTGAATGGAAGGCCACTGACATGGCTGCTGGTGGCATAGCTGTGCATCCAGAAATCGGCCACGCCATGCAAACGAGATTCAACAAAGCCATGGAGTTTGCCAAGCCATACATAGATGCTGGCGAAAGGCCCCCGGTTGGAGTAGATCGCCTGGTTGATGCGGCCTATGCTCTACAAGCCAAAATCGAAGCGGCTTCTATTGAGGCGTTATTGAACGAGGCTCACAGGTCGAAGATTAAGGAACGTGATCCTGATATGATGGTCAAGATGCTTAGGAAGTATTATGGAGAGAAGAATGTAGCACTTCCATACGATGCTGTGGAGAATGTGCTGTATGGAGATAAAGAAACACCACACTCGGGCGATGGGAAACTGGGTGATATTCCTGGGTTCATAGACAAGTACAATGACGCTGTTCTTACTGGCGGTGATATTGAGGTGCCTATAGCTGAGTACATTGGTAGGATTGATCCAGAGACTCGTGAGGTCCTCAGAGAGCATCTTAAGCCCGACCCCAGAGGGATGAATCTAGAACAGGCTGATGAAACGGCTAAAACACCTATCGATCTGGATGTGCCGGGTCCGCCGATCGTTAGATTTCGTAGGCAGGCAGATGAGATAACAAGAGCATTGCCTCCAGTTGAGGAAGGCATGACTCGGCTGTGGCGAGGTAATCGGCCCGGAGAGTTAGGGGTCAGTCCGTCATTTACTAGCTCGCTAGAGGGCATTGCGCTGCCGTTTAGAGAGTCTTACGGTGGTCCGCTGTCGTATGTTGATGTCCCTACCGCTGACCTTTCTAAGATGCGAACAGGCGCTGGCGCTACAGAAGCTGAGTTTACCCTGACTCCGGAGCTGGCAGCTAAGGCTAAAGCGGCAGGAGTCCCGCCAACCAAGTTAACAGACACGGTTAGAGACAGTGCTGGTTTTAACGAATTGATGCCAGAGCAGATTTATGCTGGCCTAGATGAAAGGACCAAGGAAAGATTTATTCAGCTAGCTGAGCGGTTACGGCTAGATGACTTGGCTTGGGAGATGCGCAAGGCAGGGGAGGAGATTTCTAAGGTCCGGACTGCGCAGTGGAGGGAAGGGCTAGAGGCTATGCGTCCGCAGGCGGCTTTCGACGTGTCAGCCAGGCCGGAATGGGTTGCGCATGAATGGCTTAAGAATGGAGTTTTGCGTGGCAAGAGCGGGGAGTTGCTTAGGCTTGACCCTAAGTATCTAACCAGGGAGCAGGAGAAACTCTTTCCCAAAGAATACCTGAGGTACGGTGCCTATGCACCAGATGACGCTGCTCGTATGGCTGGGTTTAGGAGCGGCGACGAGATGATAGACGTGATGAATAGATTTTATCAAGAGAAGGGAGACCTGAGTCCAACTGAGTATTTCGAGCGGGTCGTCGATGATGAGCTAAGTCGTAGGATGGAGGCTGAATACGGCAAGCTACCGGACGCGATATTGGCCGAGACTCAGGATCATGCACTCAGTCAGCTTCAAGTCGATCGACAGTGGCTGAATACAGTCGGCATAGCCGAGCGTGCTGGGGTAGAGCCTCCTTATTCTAAAGAGGGCTTGGAGCTGGCGGTTAAGAACACCATTGCGAAAAAATCGGTAGGTGAATTAAATCGTGAGAAGTACATCCGGAGCATGGCCGATTCAGGAAAGAAGATGGCCAAGGCGTTCCTTAAGGGCGACTTCGTTGAAGCTCTAAAATACGCTCAGAAGCAACATGCGGCCACAGTTGCCGGCAGGGAGGTTAGAAGAATTCTACAAGAGAAGAACCAGTTCGAGAAGTTGGCAAAGAGATTTTCTAAGAGTGAGATTAAGGGATACGACAATCCGTTCTCTGGTCCGTACGTTCCGTACATACAGTCTATCTTGGCGAGAATAGGGAGAAGGATCGATCGCACTCAAGCTCAGCTGGTCGATGCGCTTGGCCAGGGTGATTACGCTGGCTTGACGCTGGCCAAGTTTGTTGAGAGGAAGGGGGGTGAGTTGAAAGCCATCGATCTTCCTCCGTGGCTCCATGAAGGGTATAACACTCCTGTGGAGAAGATGTCGGTAGAAGAGTGGGAAGATGTTCATAGGGCTATCAAGGACTTGGCTACAGCTGGTAGGGAGGAGGGGGTTGTATATATAGAGGGCGAAGCCAAAGACTCAGCAGAGGTAAAGGCTGGAATGATAGAGCAGATAAAGAAGAGAGGAGTAGTGAAAGTCGACCCGACTAAGAAGCCAGGTGTGCTTAGCAGGGTAGCTGATGTGCACGCTGAGCATCTAACCGTTGAGAGCACACTCAACAGAATAGATGAAGATGACCCTATGGGATTGCATAACCAAGTCATAGTTAGGCAGATAGTCGGAGCTGTTAACCATGAATCTAGACTCATTCGCTATTACGATAAGGCCTTACAAAAAGCGATGGGTCCGCTTAGAGACGGAGATAAGATAGTTCCCAACACCATCTGGAAGAACCAAACAACCGGCGAGCCATTCGTCTTAAAGAAGCGTGACGTGGTGGCTATACATGCGTATTGGGGCAGTCCCAGCAGCCGCATGAAGCTTTTAGGTGGATACAATGTTCCTGAGGATGTAGCGCGGCGATGGCTGTTCGAGAATACATCCAAGGAAGATTGGGATAGGATGCAGAAGATAGGACAAATATTCAATCGGTTGATAAAAGAAGCCGACGAGATGCGAATTGGGATCAGCGGCTCGCCGGTTAAGAAGATTGAGCTTACGCCGATAGACACTCCACATGGCCAATATGATGGATGGTACAATCCAATAGATTACAGTTCGTACTTTCCTGGTAGAGCAGCAATCAGCGGCAAGGGATTGCTAGAAGGTATCGGGTTTCGCGGCTCTCTTACTCCGTTAGCTAACTACGCCAAGGAGCGAACGGGAAAGATTGCTCCAATACAAATAAGCTTAGATGCTATTCCACATAAAATGCGTGAGATGATTCATGATATCGCTTTGCGCCCAGCCTTGCTGCAAGCTGCTAAGATATTTACTGACCCTGAGTGGCAGCAGACCATGATTAATTACTATGGCAAGCGCTATAACGATCAGATGATACCTTGGTTAAAGGACATAGCTAACTATTATAACAAGAACGCGGACTGGAAGGACCAGGTGATAGAGAACTTTCGCCAGAACCTAATTAACACTATGATAGGCCTTAACCCACACACCGTCATGAAGCATGGTATAACGGCAGCAGCCAATAGTATGAGAGAGGTTGGGTTAGTTGGTTTTCTTAAGCACACCAGAGCTATTGTAGGTCTTGGTGGAGATCAAAGCTGGAGCTTTGCAATGGATGCAAGTGAGGAGCTCCAGCGCAGAGTTAGGAATTGGACTGAGCTTGCTGGCCTCAAGCCAGATATTGCTTTGCAGAAGGCTGGCATGAGACAGGCCTTAGGTGCTCTCGGCTCTAAGCCAGTCGCCTGGTTCGATCTAATGTCGGCCGTTCCTACGTGGCTTGCTAGGTACGAAGATGCTATGGGTCGTGGCGTTGGCGAAGGACAAGCAGTATTTGAAGCTGATCGAGCAGTACGCAGAGCGCATGGATCGTCTGCTATAAGCAACATAGCCGGGATAGGAAGGACAAATTCCACAGGAAAATTCTATACATCACTCTATGGTTTCTTCAGTCATATGTACCAGAAGCAATTCGAGATGTCGTGGAAAGCCAGGGATGCATGGGTCGCTGGTCGGGAGGGTGACTTCACTAAGCTTCAGAAGTATTGGAAAGATATAGGCTTGGGATTCTTCTCTTACGTTATGGTGCCAGCTATGGTCGAAGAAGCCGTGACTCCATATCTAGGATCAGAACAAGACTCAACTGGCATGAAGATGGCCAAAGTCTTTGCCTACGGAGCTACATCTTCTATCATCGGGGTGAGAGATGTAGTCCACGGTCTCGTCAACATGACTGAGCCGACCGCTGGGATACAGCAGTCCTTCTTTCACCAGACTTATAAGCTAGCTAGAGACTTGAGCAGCGGCAGATGGGATGAAAAGACTACGGGGCATATGTTAGCGGAAAGTTTCTTTATTATGGGTGCGCTGACGGGATATGTTAATGCTGAAGAAGGAAGAGTTGCGGAGTATATGTATAGATGGTATCATGGGGCGGAAACCCCGAAAGATATATGGGATATAATTAGCCCATGGAAGGGTGGGTTATTCGTAGGGGAGACAGACAGGCCGCAGCGTAGGAGGCACTACTGAACACGATACTTCTGAGCATGATTGTAGTCGTGCAGATTTTCATGGCTGCTAGCCTTGGTGCGCTTCTGTTGCGCAACGGGCGCAACGGTAATGGACGTTACGCCGTTGCAGCCGATACATCTCGTCCATATCTTCTTGGAGCAGTAGATACAGATGCCTCACAAATCTATGCAGAAATCCCATTGGACGCCAAGCTGCTTAATCTGGATAAGCAGGCACTCGATGAAGCGTATCATGCCCAGCTTCAGAATCTGTGGGTGGTCTGGCTCAAGGGCCAAGCCGGCGATCCAACGTACTTCACTAATGGGCTGAAGATCGCCCGGCGTGCATACAAGCAGGCATCGGATCAAATCGCTAAGCGAGAGAAACAACTGAGTTCCGGGCCAGACCGAACTGACGAACGGCGGTGACTGGCTCGGGGGTGGCGCAAATGCCACCCAATAACCTGGAGCAAAGCAGATGAAAATGGTAATCAGCAGTGGACATGGCAAGTACGTTCGAGGTGCTTCGGGAATCATCGACGAGGTTGATGAGGCTAGGCGAGTGGTTGATAGGTTAGCTGAGTTGATACCCAACACAGTGATTTTCCACGACAACGTATCGACTGGGCAACAAGAGAATCTGGAGCGGATTGTAAACTTCCACAATTCACAGACACGGGACCTCGACGTGAGTGTTCACTTTAACGCGTTCGAGCAGACCTCAAACCCAAAAGGAACTGAGTGCTGGTACTACTCACAGGAGGGAGCAGCGGCAAAGGTATCAACAACCATTGCTGATGCATCAGGATTAATTGATCGTGGAGCTAAACAATCCACTGGCCTATACTTCTTGAACCATACTGAGCAACCTGCGATCTTAATCGAAGTATGCTTTGTGGACAGTGAAGCTGACTGCGGGTTGTACGAGCGGAACTTCGACGAGATTTGCCTCGCGTTGTCTGAGCTGGCCACCGAGTCCGTACCACCAGCGCAGCCAGAAGGAACGGTGATGTTCTCTGGGCGGTGTAGTTGGTTCGGTGGACCCAACGATACTGGTGTTAGCCCAAGCGAAGGTCTAGCTTTCTTCTACGATATAGAAGACGCACCACACCTTTTCCTTCCAACGCAGCCGCCAAATACCACAGGGCTTGCTCGAAGACTGAACCCCGAGTTGTTTTATGTGGCCTGTAGGTGGGACTACGACGTCACCCCAAAATCTATGCTGGCCAGGCCTAACTACCAGGCATTGGTCAGGTCGAACAATCGGGAATTCCTTGCGTGGCCAGCAGACTGGGGGCCACATGA